AAAAGGAGGAAAATTATATGATCGTTTAAATCATACTTTTGAATTTACTGATGATATAAAAGCTGATCTTACTTATATGTTGGATTGGGATGATCTTCCTGAACATGCTCGTCAATACATAATGACTAGATCAGGCAGACAACTCCAAGAAGCAATTATAGGCAGTGGTGATTTGACAAAAATAAATCTTGCAGCAGAAGCCGAGGCAAGAACACAATTTGTAGAAGAAGAAACAACTAAGAGTGAACACAATATGATTAGAGGGAATCCAAATCGGTTTGGTCCATTAAGTACTTATATGCCGGGCCGTGCAGTTATTAGGTAACTATGCCATTAATTAGCAGTACTATCCCTAACTTAATCAATGGGGTTAGCCAACAACCAGCAGCATTAAGACTGGCCTCTCAGGCTGAATCAGTCATTAACTGTATGCCGAGTCCAGTAGAAGGCTTAAAGAAGCGGCCTCCTTTGACTCATATTGCTAAGTTATTTGCTGGCAGTGCTGGAACCAATAGACCTTTTACAACTATTGTTGATAGGGATGGAACTGTTCAATATCTAGTATTTATTCAAGATGGAGATATTAAAGTATTTGGATTAGATGGAAGTAGTAAAACAGTTAACAAACCTAATGGAACTGATTATTTAGATATTTCTAATACTGCTGATCCATCTGAACAATTTAGGCTTGCATCTGTTGCAGACTATACATTCATTGCTAATAAAGAAAAGACAGTAACGACATTCTTTCAGGATGGTGTTACTTATAGTCAATCAGGTACAACTGTTACTGTTACATCTACGAAGCATGGACTTACAACTTCTGATCGAATTTCGATAGACTGTACTTCTGGAACTGGAGTAGATGGGAAATATGGTGTAGCTTCCGTCACTGATGCCGATACCTTTACGTATACAGCAGGAACTTCCCTTACTACAAATGGAAATGCTGCATATAACGTAATGACTCCTACTTATGGCACCAAGTCAATGGTGTTTATCAAGGCAGCAGATTACTCAGGTACATATAAAGTTAAGATCAAAAGTGCTGATGGAACTAGTACACTTGCAGATGTTAGTTATACAACAGCGGCAGTAGGTGGTACACAGCCTGATACCTTAACTATTGCAACTAACTTACGTAATTCACTTGCTTCTGCATTAAGTAGTGGATGGACTTTCACTGTTGTAGATTATATTATTCAGATTGAAAAGACTGATGGTAGTGATTATCAATTAGAGAGTAGTGATACAAAAACAGGAACTTTTACGAAGGCAATTAAAGGAACAATAGATACTATTACTGATTTACCAACATTGGGTGAACATGGATTTATTGTCAGAGTGCAAGGTACAAAGACAACCCAATTAGATGATTACTATGTAAAGTTTGAAACTTCTGCTGGTAGTGGTACAGGAGGAGGGATTTGGCGAGAAACTGTTGCTCCAGATATTAATAGAGGCTTTAATCCAAAGACTATGCCTCATGTATTAATACGAAATGCAGATGGTAGTTTTGATTTTAAAGAATTTGATTGGTCGCATAGAATTGCAGGAGATGAAGCAACAACAAGTAATCCTTCATTTGTAAACAGCAAGATACAAAATATTAATTTATTTAGAAATAGACTTGTATTCTTAGCTGATGAAAATGTAATTCTTTCTGCTGCTGATAACTATGACCGATTCTGGCCAGAAACTGTCCAAGCTGTTGTCGATAGTGATCCTATTGATTTGGTTACTGGTGGTACTGAAATCAATTTCCTAACTTCTAGTCTTGCGTTTGCCAATACTTTATTGTTATTTAGTCGTCATGGTCAATTTAGATTAGATGCTGGTAGTACAACGATAGGCACAAGTCTTACTCCTCGAACTGCAAACGTTACTGCTACTACTAGCTTTGAAATGGCTGCAAGTGTTGATCCAGTAGGTGTTGGTAGGACTATTTATTTTGCTATTCCGAAGGGAGAATATACTGGATTAAGAGATTTCTTTTTACCAGATTCAACTGGTGGAGTTCCTTTATCTGAAGAAATAAGTTCTTCTATTCCTAGATATATACCGGGTAATCTAACTAATTTAATTGCATCTGTTTCTGAAGAAGCAATTATAGCAATATCAAAAGATCAACCTAAACGTATATATATGTATAATTTCTTTTTTGAAGATGATAATAAGCTTCAATCGGCTTGGTCTTATTGGGAAGTTAAAGGAGCGAAAACGATATTAGGAGCTGCAATGCTAGATAGTGATATGTATTTAACTATTCAATATAGTGACGGTGTTTATTTAGAGAAAGTTGCATTGCGTCCTGAGAGTGTTGATGAAGGCAGCACAATAGAATTATTGTTAGACAGAAAAGTTACAGAAGCTAGTTGTTCTACTGCTGTTACAAATCCGGGGGGATTGGGAGTTCAAACAACAATTACTCTTCCATATCCAATGGCAACGACAGGGACAATGGCAGTAGTAGGAAGAGATGTCAGTGGTAATACTATTAGTCATGGTCAAGTTATTAATCCTACCAGTGAAACTTTGGCAGGAGGTGCAGGTAGTAATGGAACAATGGTAGTGAAAGGAGACTTAAGTTCAGCAAAGTTTTTTGTTGGTGAGTTATATGACATGGAATATGAATTCAGTACACCTTATTTAAAAGAAGAACCTCGTGGTGGTGGAGTTGCTGTTGTAGCTGGACCAAAACTACAGATTCGGACATGGGCTGTTGTCTTTGATGACACCTCGCACTTTGTTTTACGAGTAACTCCTGCAGGAAGATCTGCCAATGATTATCCTTATAATGGAATTTCAATTGGTACTAATCCTCCTTCACTTGGAAATCCGGGTATTGGCACTGGAAGTTTTAGAGTTCCTGTAATGGCAAGCAGTCTCGATACTAAGGTTGAAATTCTTAGTAGTAGCCCTGTTCCTTGTAGAGTTCAATCAGCCGAATGGGAAGGATGGTTGCAATCACGAGCAAAACGACTGTGAAACATGCTGTTTCGATACGTCCTTCTGTTCTTCAGGATGTAATAGACATTGCTGAAGGGATGAGAAGTGAAGACAAAGCAGAAGTTTATGCTCTTTCTGGCGACACTCCAAAGGGAGGATTACTTTGCTGTTATTTGGCAAGTAAGCCATGTATTACTATGACGAGTAGACATGGTTATCTTTTAGGAATGTATGGAGTTATCCCAGAACAAGATGGTGTTGGTAGGATATGGATGCTAGGTCGAGAAGAAATGACAAAGGACAAGATAGATAAACTCAGCTTCTTGAAACAAGCGAAGATTCAAATAGAGAAATTAAATGAAAACTATAAAGTATTATTTAATCAAGTAGATGCAAGAAATCAAGTACATGTTGATTGGATTCGCTGGATGGGGTTTACTATTATTAAGAGGCATCCCCATTGGGGATTCGAAGGTCGTCCTTTTTATGAATTTGTGAGGATCTAACTGAATGTGTGGAGTTGCTGCTGCTATTGGTATTGGTAGTGCGATCCTTGGGATCGGCTCTCAATACATGGCGTATCAACAAGCTAAAGCTGATACTGCTTTTTATAACAGACAACAGACTCTTCAATGGCAAGCGGCTTCGTTACAAGCTGAGAGCAATAGAGCCACTGAAAGAGTAAGAAAAACGATGAATGAATCGTTTCAGGCACAGACTAGAGATATGGCTGATATTGCTTTTCATAACACTTCAACTGGAATTACTGTGAATCAACAGCAACTTCAAATGCAAACAGCGCAGAAGAAGCAAGAGACAACTGTTGAAGCATGGAAGTCTGCTGGAAAGCTCCGATCTCAAGGAAGAATCGGATTAACAGTTGACTCTTTATTAAATGATGTTGCTCGACAAAAAGGTGCTGCTGATTGGTTTAGTAGTCAGAATTTAGCTTTTAGCTTTAGTAAAACACAGCAAGATCGAAGGGTTGCACAAGCGGCAAGAGGACGACAAATTGCTAGTGCGAAAGATTACATTGAGACAACGTATCTGGATCCTGTTAAACCACTGGAGAAACAAGCACCGGGCTTTGGTCAGTACGCTTTAGGCATGGCAAGTAGTGCGCTAGGGGGATTCTCTACTTATCACGGATTAGAAGCAGCCAGAATAAAAGCAGGCTTCGATCCGGGGACATGGAACTTACGACCGCAAGCTTCTACTACTAGTCTCAGTTACATTGTTTAACTAATGGCACGTTATTCTCTTGGTAAGGCTACTGGTAGCAGCAATAAATCCTCTAGGAAACATGCTCCTACAGGAGATCATTTAGTAGCGTCTACTATTGAACCTATATCAGAAATAAAGAAGCCACAACTTGTACCTCAAGCATGGCAAGGCAGTACGTTTATTAGTAATCCAAGTCCAACATTAGTACCGCAATTAAAACTTCCAAGTGTTAAAGGTGTTATTCCAGAACCTAATAGAGATTTTGCAGGATTAGCTAAATCACTTTCTGGCTTAAATAAACAATTAGTAACTTGGGCATATTCAAATTTAGAGCATGAAAAAGAACTTAAAAAATATTACGATGGTAAAGCAGAACAAATTATTGGTGGAGAAGATCCAGAGGGTAAAACAGCTCTTCAAAAATTAACATCATTACAGGCTGATTTAGTTGAAGAGTCAAGTCAAGTACCTTATACAGCAAAGGATAAGGAAGAAGGAAATATCCCTGAAGGAAAGAAAGTTGGAGAGTATAGAGAAGGCACTACTATCGAGAGTATTGAAGAGGCAACTAATCTTGCAAATAGAATTAAATCTAATAGTAGATTGCAAGAGTCAATCAAGTCTAAATATAATGAAAGAGCAGTTATAGACAGAGCTTCAAGTCTTGATTCTTTACAGAAGACAGAAACAATTAAAGGAAAGAAAGAGATAATTGAGAATGGGGTAAAGAAAACAATAGATGTTGATATTCCTATTCATACTTTAGCTCCTAATGATCCTAGATATTTGAGGTGGTTAGATAATAAAATATGGAGTGGTGTTGAATTAAATGGTTTTGAATATAACAATGTTAAAGGAAAGATAATTCAATATAGAACTAATGCGATGACATCTCAGTCATCTAATTATAAGACTCATTTAGATGGTGTTCAGGTACAAGATGCTAGAGATACTTCAAGAGATCTAGGAACTAAATTAGGAGCAGGTGATATAGATATAGTGGCAGCACAAGCAGAGATACAATCATTAGTAGAGAAGATTTGGATATATGGTGCAGATAAAGAGACAAAAGAAAAGCTAAATAAAATAATTATTCAAGGAACACTTACTGCCTATATGAAAGCAGTAGAAAAAAGAGGTACTCAATTAGATTTAGATGCACTAGAAAAATTATTTAGAGGAATAGCTATTGGACCAAAAGAGTCGAGAGTCACAGTAGTAGGTGATAAATCGGTAATTAATGAGAAACAATTATGGTTAAATCAATTTGATGAAGGTTGGTATGAAGATCAAGTCTATGCAGTTCAAAATAAACTTGGTCGGCATGATAAGAAGAGTAAGCAAGTAAATGATAGTTTCTATGATACGAATGGAACGACCCATTTTAATAAAGAAATTAGATCTACTTTGTATAAAAATGGTGAGTTTCAATATCAAAATATTGAAGGTGCATTAGAG